ACCACCTGCTGAACCACCCCAAGCTAACATACCATCATTAATTCTTGCTACTGTAATATCAGGAAACAAAGGATTTAACGTACAAAAATTACCACCATTAGAACTAGAGTTAAAGGTAGGACTATCTAAAAGCTGATCGTGTGTTGCTAAATTTGCAGCAGTAAAATCATTATTATTACCAGATGAATCATTTCCTAAATCAGAACTTGATTCAAATTTAAGATAGTAACCATTATTACCAAAGGTTAATCCACTTGGATCTTTAGGAATCCACACACCATTTTTTGTTTCACCAAAAGAATCTGGACCATAGCTTTGTCCATCACAAAAAACTATCTCTGCCATTTGAAGATTAGCACCTTCAGTACCATGACCTTTTCCAGATAATCCACCAAATGCTTGAACAACACCACTTTCATTTATAAAATCCCAATCTTCATCTTGAGATATAGCAGATTGAACTGTTGCACTAGAGTATGAAGGTTCTACACCATTAACATATAATCTTAATCTATTACTAGCAGATGCTTGTGTACTGTCAAATCTCATCACATGATGATACCATGCTGACGTATCACGATATACAGCATCTGTTATTAAACGAGTATCCCCATAAGTTCCACCAGTAAATTCTGCTTGAAAGTTATTATTTTTAAATCCCCAAAATACATAAGTACCTCCACCAGTACCAGTTACAAATATATTAAGTTTTCCACTATCAGTTTCATTATCATATCTTTTAACCCAATAACTCATAGTAAATGTTGTACCACTTGTAGGAGTACCTGCTGTAAATTTTAAAGTACCATCTTGAGAAGCACTATTTCTGACAGAGTTTGCAATTTGATGGCTATAAAAATTATCACCACCTGCACTTGCTGCTGCTGCTGCAGCTCCCATTAAATTATTTTGAAATACACCCATTATGCATACGCCTGTGAAATTATCATTTGAATATCTCCACCTACTCCATCACTTGAAGCAGAAACTATTATGTAATCTAATCTATCTACAGCACCATTAGCTGTTGACATGGTTGGATCTGTACCACCTATAAACTTAAAGTCTGCGTGATAAGCCATTGTACCACTTCCTCCACTTTGTGTCAAGAAAATACTTCCTGTTTGTCCATCACGACAACCAATAGGTTGAGCTAAAGTATGAGCTGCTGTAACTGTTGTACTAAAGTTTTGACATGTACCAAAGTTTAATGATACAGATGTTACACCATTAATAGCTGTTGCACATACAACTGCTGCAGCACTTTTAGTTAATTGTAATTGACCTTCTAAACTTGTATTACCTGAAACTCTAACTGTTCCTAAGAAACCAGAGTTACCAGTTATTGTTGTAGTACCTGTTATTTTAGCAGTACCTACTAATTGTGTATTACCACTTACACAAACATCTCCATCAAATTCTGCCTTACCACCAACAACTAATATACCTTCTAATGAAGTATTCGTTGATACTCTAAATGTACCTCCTACACCTAGATTACCAGTTATAGTTGTATTGCCTGTTATAGTTGCTGTTCCACCTACAGTTAAATTTCCTACAAGAGTTGTATTTCCAGATACACAAACGTCATCATCAAACTCTGCTTTTCCAGCAACTGTTAATGTAGATGCCAAATTTACTGCACCACCAACAGATAAAGCTCCACCTATTGAGGCAGCTCCAGCAACTGTTGCCGTACCTCCTACATTTATATTACCTGATACAGATGCATTACCTGCAACATCTAATGTGCTACCAAGAGATACAGCACCTGTAATAGTTGTTGTGCCTCCTACAGCAAGATTACCTACTAATACTGTATTACCTGATACACAAACAGCACCATCAAATTCAGCTTTACCTGCTACAACAAGAGTACTTCCGATACTTACTGCATCTTTTAAATGAGCTTCTCCTGCAACAGTTAATGTTGAATTAAGTTGTACAGCACCTGCTATTGTAGTATGACCTCCAATATTCATATCACCAGAAACTGATACATCTCCATCAAATGTTCCATTACCTATAACTGTAACTGTACCACCTACATAAAGATTACCACCGACAGTTGCATTATTAACTGATATATTTCCTTCTACTGAAGCAGTTATACCTGTTAAATTAGAACCATCTCCATAAAAAGCACTAGCACATACTTTAGCATTAGCAGCTTGTACGTTTGCTCCTGCTATTGTAACAGTTCCACCAACTACTAATCCACCTGATACCGATACATCATCTTCAAATTCTGCTTTGCCTGTTGTATTTAAAGTACCCCCTACAGATGTATTACCTGTAATATCTAAAGTACTTCCTAAACTTACAGCACCTGCTATCGTTACGTGACCACCAACATTTATATCACCTGATACAGATACATCACCATCATATGTTGCATTACCTACAACTGTAAGAGTACTTCCTACATAAAGTGTTCCACCTACTGTAGCATTATTAACTGATATATCACCACCAACTGACATTGTAACACCAGTTAAATTTGAACCATCTCCAAAGAATGCTGATGCACATACTTTAGAACTAACATGCACATCACCTTTTACAGTTACATTACCTCCAAGACTTACATTACCTGCAACATCTAATGTGCCACCTACAGAAGCATTACCTGAAACTCTAACAGCTCCTAAAAATCCTGCTGTGCCTGATACTGTAGCAGTACTTAATAAATTAACTGCACCACCAATAGATGTTGCACCTGCTATCGAAGCTGTTGATTGTAAATGTGTAGCTCCAACAACTGTAACAGTACTTGCAAAACTACCAGCACCTGCTGCATGAAAAGCTCCACTTACAGTCGCAGTAGATTTAAATAATGCTGCTCCACCAACTGTTAATGTACCACCAATTGTTACTGTATTAGCTACAACTAAACTTGATACTGATATGTCACCACCAATAGACATGGTAACACCTGTTAAGTTAGAACCATCCCCAAAATATGAAGAGGCACAAACTTTATCAGTAACTTGTAAACCACCTGACACAGATGCATTACCATCTACACCAAAAGTACCTGCAATTTTAACAGCACTTGTAGCAACTTTAATTGCTGTATTAGTACCATCACCTGTTTGTATATTTGTTAAAGATGCATCAACACCTGTATTACCAGATGTATCTATTTGTAATAATTTTTTATATGTAGCATTAATTAAGCTGTTTGATAAATCACTCATACTGTATCCCACTTTCTATTATCTGGATCTGGTACATCATTCCATGTAATATTAGCCAATGCCCAAATTAAATTTCTACCACCATCATCAGGTCTTGGATTTTGAATTGCAGGGTTATCTCTTACATTTGGAACTTTATTTTGTGGATGATTTTTAAGATCAAATGCACCATCAAAACATGTTGGACAATTAAGCATTCCGTAACTATTTAATTTCATTACTCTATGTGGATATACAAAACTGCATGAATCGCACATAGCTTTTGCATTTTTATTACTTGCCACTATACATACCTATATCTTGGTTTAATAAGTAAACTTGCTCTTTCTCTATCTTCATCTAAAGCACGAGCTAATTTTTCTTCATAATTTGCTTTTAACATAGCTATACGATCCATTGGTATACCACTTCTTTTCATAGATAAATAATAAGATAATCCACATGTTAATGCTGGCAAAAATCTTACAGGTGAATCTGCATTTTGATCAGCAGATTTATTTACATCTTCTACTTGACGTATAGCTTCTATTTGTAAAGTATCTGTTGTATTATCAGGAAGGGGCCACACATAAATTTTTGGATTAGCTAAATCTCTTTTAACAGTAAATTGTGTTGGTCTGCCTGTTTGTGTTTTATTTGGTATATTTAAATATTCTTCAAAAGATATTCTTTGTAATTCAATATCTGTTGAATCTCTTCTTAAATTAATTTGTAAAGCATCTGTTGTAGAACTTGAAAGATCGTATGTTCCTAAACTTGTTGATACAGTTACAGCAGTTGTATATGTTTTCCATAATAAAATCCCTCTGTTTTGCCAATCGTTTAACATTAAGTTAAGTGATCTTCTAGCAGATTGAGGTGTATGTCCAAGAGTTTGTTCACCACCAATCATCTCAGTAGCTTCTTGAATTACTTCGTCTATATCTAAATTAAAATTATATGTGCCTGATGTTGCCATTATTTTTTAACTAAGCTCCCTCCAAAATATAAACCAATTATAGCTGACATTAAGTGTGTATCAAGAGGTGTAATAACTACACCATTAAATAATCTATCCATATA